GCAAACTCTATAAATTAGACCTATCGCAATACACCGATGACGGTCAATTGGTGCGGCGCGTCAGACGTTGCCCCCACATTACGACCGACCTCCAGAGGCAGTATTTTGCGGAGCTTCAGATCCAGTTCCAGCCCGGGGTAGGTCTACCGACAGGTCAGGGCGAGAACCCACAAGCGATGCTTAGATTCTCCGATGACGGTGGGTTTACTTGGTCTAACGAGAACTGGGTCTCTATTGGGGTGCAAGGAAATTATTACGCCCGGGCCATGTGGCGGCGGCTAGGTTGGGCGCGGGATCGGATCTTTGAGGTAGTGATCACCGACCCGATTAAGGCGGTTATTGTCTCTGCGAACCTAAAAGCAGAGGCTGGGGATAATTGATGGCTCAACTACCCCAGAATCAGGTAATACCTACAAGCCCCCTAGCGAATGAGGCCGGACGCCCGACCCCGGCATGGCAGCTCTTTTTCCTAAACCTTTTGAACTTTACAAGCAGCTCTACGGCGACCGCTGGGTCTGCGACCCTGCCTGCGAACCCTCGGGGGTTTATCAATATCACCGTGAACGGGGAAGTTAAAAAGGTTCCCTACTACGATGTCTGAGCTTATAGAACAGTTCGTTCCCTCGCGGGAAATGATTGACCGACTCCAAGGTGAGATGGTCAAGATGCCGCAGGCAGAGCTAAAGACAGAACATTATTTTTCTGGTGGAATGTATTGCAGAAAGCTGTCCCGGCCAGCAGGTACGTTAATTGTCGGCAAGGTGCATAAACAGGATCATTTCTTTATGTGCGCCGCTGGGGAAATTATTGCGTGGTCAGAAAAGGGTATGGTTACCCTGCGTCCGGGCGATATAATTGAATCCAAAGCGGGAACCAAGCGGGTGACGCTGGCGGTGACTGACTCCATCGGGGTCACGTTCCACCGAACTGACAAGACCGATTTGGATGAGATTGAGGCAGAGCTGATCGAGCCCGATGAGACTGCCTTGTTTGATTCACAAAACAGGCTTAAAGTTTTAGCAAACAGTTCGGATGGAGAAAAATTATGTCTTGGGTAGCCGCAGCAATAGCTGGTAGTAGTCTGGTATCAGGCTACATGGGAGCCAAAGCGGCTAAAGACGCTGCTCGAATGCAGGTTGAAGGAGCTGATCGTGCCGCAGCGCAACAGAGAGAAATGTTTGACATTGGTCGAGCTGACTTGGCTCCGTACCGAGAACAAGGTTACAGGGCGCTCTCTGAAATTGATCGCATGATGCCTTACCTGACCGCTCGCGTTGGTCAACCGATGGCAAGGCAAGCTCCGATCAGTCAACCACCGCGAACTGGTGGAGGCTTCTCACCGCCGATGTTAGGTAACCAGCCGGTAGATATTTCAAAGTTAGGAACTCCGTTACCCGGGGGTGCTTTACAGCCCATAGCTGGAAGCATCGTTACCGACCCTCAGACCGGCAGACAATTTAGGTTTGGTGAGCCTACGGATATGTCGTTGGATACGACACAGGCTTACGAGCGGGCAGTAAACGCATTTCAAATGCCCACAATGCCGCAAGATATGGGCGGCGTACCGATGGAAGGTGCAACGCTTTTATCTGAGTATCTTGATCCATCGATGGCGTTCCGCATGAAGTACGGAACACAGGCTACCGAGCGGTTAGCTAACGTAGCTGGTGGAGCGTTATCTGGAAACACCATGCGAGCTTTGCAAGAATTTGGTCAGGGTTTGGCGTCAACCGAATACGGAAATGCGTTTGCTCGGGCTCAAAGCGAGCGCCAAAACATTTACAACACTCTTGCAAATATAGCCGGTATGGGACAAGGAGCTGTAAATACTGGCGTTCAAGCTCAACAAGCATTAGGTCAAAGTCTTGCCGGTCTGACTACCGGGGCTGGCGCAGCGCAAGCAGCCGGAACCGTAGGGGCTGCGAATGCTTACAGCCAAGCGTTACAGACTCCGATGAATTATTTACAGCTTTCTTCATTACTAGGACGAAATCCTTTTGGCCCCGTTACACCGGCGGGTGGTTTAGGTGGTGGTGCGCCAACAAGTTCTGGTGTTCCATACACATCTAATTTGGCATAAAAGTAAATCATGGCAAACAACATAAAACCTGAAATTTCGCTGGGCGTAAAAGGCCCGCAGGCTATGTCTCTGTCGGATCTGGTGGGAACCGCCACCAAAACGATGGAGTTTCAACGTTTGTCAGAGCTTTATCCCGAATTAATCAAAAAGACTCAGACAGAAGTGGCGGTTGGAGAGCTTGGTCTTGCGGAAAGACGTTTAGCCGGAATTACGTCAAGCATGACTGCGCTAATCAATAATCCTTTGGTTGTGCAAGCAGAAGAAAACCCGGGATCAGTAGACCCACAAAAACTTCTAAGTTTTGTTACCCAAAACGGTATGAACCAAGCTAAAGCTCTAGGTATACCGGATGACAGAGCAAAGGTATTGTTGGCCCCGTACTTAGAACTTGCTACTAAAAATCCCGGTGCGTTGCGTCAATTTGCAAAAGAGCGGCTTATTGCTGGTTTAGATACATCAGCCCGTGTCAACGTATTAGGTGGCACAGAAGCTATCGGTGCGCTGAAGGTATTGCCAACGCCCCCAGTAGGGCCTCGCGGTGTAACTGGTAGAGATATGACGGCGCCAATCCCAAAAGCAGGAGAAGCGCCCTCTGCCGTAGCGCCTACCGCACCTCCCGCTGCACCTCCTGTCGCTGGCCCTGCCGCTCCATCAGCCGCTGGCCCTGCCGTACCGCCGGTAGCTCCACCGTCAGCCGCTCCATCAGCCCCGCCAGTAACGCCAGCAATAGCACCTCCACCGGGTTCAATGGGAATGGGCCGGGCAGTAGACCCGGGTTTTTCGTTGCCATATCCAGCTCCGATAGCCGGTGTTCCGCAGGCATCTACGCCAAGTATGCAAGCAGACCTGAGTGCCGGTCAGCTCTATCGTCAAAATTTGGCCAAAGGTCAATCTGCGGTTCCGCTTGCAAGACGCAACGTAGAAGCTGTTATGGAAGGGATAAAAGAGCTTGAAAAAGACCGTAGGTTTACAACGGGCCCATTAAGTAAACGTGAGCAATATATCCGCGAGTTTTTTGGTGACGAGCGGTTCAAACAGCTTAGTAAAGATATTGCCAACGTGGAAATTGCCGTTATTAGCGCATCAGGACAAAGTCTATCGACTGACGCTGGCAAGTCATTGGTAGCAAAAGCTAACGGCGATGAGACCTACGCGCCATCAATTTTAATTTCCGTGGCTCGGCGTCAGGTTGGCGATTTGACCCGCTTAGATATGGAATCGCAGGCAGCCCAAAAGTTTGCCCAACAGTATGGTGACGCTAACCTCCCCGCTTTTAGACAAGCATGGGCGGCTAACTCTGATCAGCGAATCTTCGAGGCGCTTGCAATCAATAAAAATGAACGTGATCCAAAACGCCGCCAAGAGGCGTTAGACAAATTGTTGCCTAGTGGAAAAGAAGAGCTGAATGAGTTTTTAACTAAATACGAAAACATCCAGCGCCTAACCCAGACCGGACGGCTCAAATGAAAGACGTATATCGACTGGAAAACATGACTCGCGAGCAGCTTGAAGGCGCTCGGCAGCAGATGATTGATCTTGGAATCAATGAAAACCAAGTCGATAGGATATTGATGAATGAGGGTGCGGCTGAGGCATTTAATAAGCGCCCCATAGAAATCCGTCAGCAGTTTTTTGAGAAAGTCGGGGCGATGGATCTGGGAGACATCATCCGCAGACGGATCGAGACCGCCCCAGAGGAAAAGCCTGCGGACTTAGGTGCGACCATCCGTGAGCGGATTGCGGCTATTGGCCAGCAGGAACAGACTGCGGCCCAGCGCGAACAACAGGTACTAGCCGCCTCTGTCCCAAAAGTAAGCCCACAAGGTCAGGTCATGGAGACGGCATCAGCACCACCGCCGCGCCGAGCAAGATCCTTTACCGATTTCTTAAAAGGTGCGGTTACCGGAGACCCAGAAGTTTTGAGAGCTTTGCGGCCTGATATTGTGCCTGCCGCTGAAGCCGTAGCTGCACTAGGCTCTCAAGCGGTAGTAGCTCCCGTGGCGGCGACAGAACAACTTATTCGTGGCGGGGTAAAGCCCGGAGCACCTGACTACTTTGGTAAACGCATGGAAGCCGCAACTTATCAGCCCAAGACAGAGGCGGCTAAATCAGCCTTGCAAGAACTGGGTCAGGCTTTTGAGGCTAGTAAATTACCCCCGGTGATTACTGGTGTGCCCCCAACTAGATTACCGGCAGCTACCGCACCAGCTCAAAAACCCAAGATCAGCTACCAAGAGTTCCAAGCGCAACGTGGAATTATTAGCCCTGACCCCGTTGGGTTGCCGGGCATGGCAAGCGTTGGAGCTGCTGGCCGTAAAGATCCCGTAGCCGTTAGGGCTGCGATTGATCAGCTCCCGGTCGAACTACGGGCCGAGGCATCCAATGTGCCAACGCAAAACGTCAACTTACCGGCCTTAGAGACCCACGTTAAAGCCTTAAACCTACCCGAGCCGATCCAGCTCACTCGCGGTCAGGCTACGGGTGATTTAGTAGCTTTGAGTAGAGAACTAAACCGCAGGGGTGAGCTACCAAACATAGCTCAACGTCTTGGCGACCAGAATCAAGCTCTGATTAAGAACCTGACCTTAATCCGCGACCGAGCCGCCCCCGATGCTTTTGGCGGTATGTCGGACTTAGGCAGACAGGTTATAGACGGCTATCTGGCTATCGACCGGGTTCGCAACGATAACATCAGCAAGCTGTATAGCGAATTACGCGATGCGGCTGGCGGTCAGTTTCCTATTGACGCGCAAAAGTTCGTTAATAACGCAGATCAAACGCTTCGCAAACAGCTTAAAAGCGAATTTTTACCGCCAGAAATTGAACGTCAGATGCAACGGTATCGTGACGGCTCAGGCATGACGTTTGAAGAGTTTGAGGCATTACGAACTAACATAGCCTCTGAGATCCGCAAAGCTGATCGAGCCGGGGATGGTAACCGCAAAGCCGCGCTCAGTTTTGTCCGTGATTCTTTGGAAACCCTGCCGCTAACCGGAGAGGCCGCAAAACTTAAACCTTTGGCTGACGCTGCCCGTAAAGCCGCTAAGGAACGGTTCGATGCCCTAAAAAAAGATCCCGCCTATAACGCTGCGGTAAATGAAAAAGTAGCGCCGGACAACTTTATTGAGACCTTTGTGTTATCTAAGGGCAAGGGAACCGAGGCCAATGTGCGTCAAATGATGTCAGCCTTGGGTAAGGGAACCCCGGAACAACAGGCAGTAGCGGCTGGGCTGATGGAAATTATTTCTCGCAAGGCTATCGATGGCCAAGGCAATTTTTCTCAGGCTGCTTACAACAAGATCCTAAGAGACCTTGAACCTAAGTTAGCGGAAGTGTTTGACGCAGACTCGGCTAGAAATCTTAGAAATCTGGGCGAAATTTCGCGTAAGGTCATGGCCCAGCCCCGGGGCGGGTTTGCTAATAACAGCAACACCCTAGTCGCTAGTCTCGGCGAGAAGGCTGGTAAAGCTCTTGAAATAGGTCTGAATATCTCAACAGCGAATCTTGTACCGCTAGGGACGATGGCTAAACAGGCAAGAGAAAGAAAAGCCGCACAAAAATTTGAACGTGAAACTTTAGAACCGTTAGCTGGTGTCAAACAACCGCGCACCATATCGGACATTTTTAGAGGGAACCAATAATGTCAGTCAATCTTGCGCCAATAGGCAACGGTTTTCAGTTCTTTACCAATAACGGTGCGCCGTTAAACGCGGGTAAGATTTACACCTATCAGGCCGGGTCAAGCACCCCGCTTGCGACCTATACGAGCAACACGGGTCTGGTAGCTAACGCTAACCCGATCATCTTAGGTACGGACGGACGGCCTGCAAATCAAATCTGGCTGACCGATGGATTCTTTTATAAGTTCATTCTAAAAGACTCGGATGACGTAACGATCCAGACCTATGACAACCTGTATGGAATCATCGGTACTGCGCCCACCCCGCCAACACCTCTGCCCAGCGGTGCAATCATTCTTTGGTCTGGCTCTATCGGATCGATCCCGGCTGGCTACTATCTGTGTAACGGCTCTAATGGGACACCTGATCTTAGGAACAGGTTTGTCGTAGGTGCAGGATCAACCTATGCGGTAGATGGAACCGGAGGCTCTGCGGATGCAATCGTTGTCAGCCACAACCATACCGCTACATCTACATCATCGGTAACAGATCCGGGCCACGCACATACGATTTCAATACAGACCAGCGATGCAATTGGTGGTGCAGGCGCTCAGGTTGCGTTAAGGTCTACTGGTACAACAACCTTAAATACAGCAACCACAGGCATTACAGTAGCTACAACTACCAGCGTTGCAACGTCTGGAACATCGGGAACTAACGCTAACCTGCCTCCGTACTACGCGCTGTGCTACATAATGAAGGCGTAATATGGATTGGCAAACAGTTATCAATATCGGCTTAGGCGCGATACTAACGGGTCTTGGCTGGTTTGCCCGCGAGCTGTGGGACGCGATTAAAGAACTGCGCAGGGACATCCGCAGTATTGAAAAAGCCCTGCCAGAGGACTATGCTCGCCGGGACGAATTTAGAGACGCCATCAAGGAAGTGCGAGCAGAGATGAATGGCCGTTTTGACAAACTGGAGAGCCTAATAAGTTTACTGTACGACAGACTAAACGATAAGGCAGACAAATGAATCATGGCAGAACTAGACCCAGCAGCAACGGCGAGGGCCGCACTAGGGGGAATTAAGGAAGCAATTAAGGTAGGCCGTGAGATCAAGGACACGGCCAACGAAGTCAACGCATTTTTAGATGAAGAGGCCAAGGCCCGCGTAAGCTGGAGAAGAAAACAACACGAAGTCCAGAGGCGCGGGGATATGATGTATATCGATGCTATACACGAATATCGAATTCTGTATGACATCAAACGAGCCAAAGAAGAAGCATTCAAACAAATAGAAAAAGAGTTTGGTAAGAAAGCAGTCGGTGAGGTGCAGAGCCTAGAAGATAGGCTACGGCGGGAACGCAGGGAGCTTCAAAAGGAATATGACTCAGACCGCAAACAGACCAGAAACGAATGGCTGGTCATCGGGTTATTAGGTCTACTGATCTACGGAATCCTTAAATTTACAAAGGTGTGGTGATGGCTGAAGAAAAACTTAACGCTAACGACACGCTCTCTAAGGTGTTGGCGTATGTTGACTCGCCGTTTAAGCTCTTTGCCCTAATCCTGATGGCGGTCTTAGCCTTTACTGGCTGGATGTTTTACGACAATAAAGAGTTATTAGTAGGCGCTTACAAGGAACAACAAAAGTTACCGCAGATTGCAGAAGGCCGTGTTGATGATGCTGCTAGTCATCTGTTTAAGCACACCGGCGCTCAAGTCGTAGCGATATTTAAGGTAAATCCTATTCTTGGGACTCGGGTACTTTATCGGGCCTACACCAAGGAAGGCAGGGATAAAAGTATCGAGGGACTAGACGTTGGCCTATTTACAAACAACCCAAACAACAACCGGGATGTTGTGGCGTTAATGGCTAACGAAATACCCTGCGGAGAATACAAGACCGCTCAGTCTGAGGTGGGACTTTGGTACATAGAAAAGGGCATGACTTACGGCTGTCGAATTAGTGTGCCGCCAGAACAGGATCGATTCATTGGGCAGATTACAGTCGGCTGGGCTACACCCCCGGCTAATTTAGAGCATACAAGGGCGATGCTTATGATTGCCGCAACCATGTTAGCAAAGGAGAGAAAATAATGTTTCCCATCGGAACGTTGTTAGAAGTCGGGGGCAAGATCCTCGACAAAGTAATTCCTGATCCTGAAGCTAAAGCTAAAGCGCAGGCTGCGCTTATGGAAATGCAACAAAAGGGTGAGCTTGCGCAGCTTCAGGCTGATATGAACGAGCAAGACAACCTGACTAAGCGCATGGAAGCGGATATGAAGTCGGACTCTTGGCTATCCAAGAACATCCGGCCCATGACCTTAATCTTTATCCTGATGGTCTACACGACATTTGCGGCGCTCTCAGCTCTGGATATTGAGGTAAATAACAACTACGTTGAGCTTCTTGGCCAATGGGGTATGTTGATTATGTCGTTTTATTTTGGTGGCAGAACCCTAGAAAAGATCATCGACATGAAGGGTAAAAATGCAACTAAGTCCTAATTTCACCCTTGAAGAACTGACCCGCTCGGATGCCGCCTCGCGTAACGGCTGGGACAACACCCCGAATGAGGCTGAAATTGAGAACTTAAAGCGTCTTGCGGAGCTACTTCAGGTCGTTAAAACCGCCTTGGGTGGTAAGCCGGTGATGATTAACTCTGGGTTTCGGTCTAAGCAGGTGAACGACTCGGTTGGGTCTAAGGACAGCTCCCAGCACCGGATTGGGTGCGCGGCTGACATCCGAGTCCCGGGCATGACCCCCCGGCAGGTCGTAGAGGCGTGTATTGCGGCCTCTGTGCCGTTTGATCAGATCATCCTAGAGTTCGATAGCTGGACGCACATCAGCGTCCCTAACACCCCAGAATCAGCCCCCCGAGGGTCAAAACTGATCATTGACCGTCAGGGAACCCGAGCTTTCGCGTAGTCTCCTCTCCTGCTTCGGCAGGCTTGAACACCCCCCGGCCTAAAAACCGGGGGTCTTTTTCTAGTAAAGAGGGGCGCAAGTGACATCGATTACAACGTCCCGGGTGACCCCGCCAACGTGCCTGCGGCCATAGATCACAATCGCCCGGGTCTTGGCTGCCTGACAGTCTTGGATTGCGTTTGCTGTCTCTAGGCGGCTCATGGCGTGAACCTCTTTATCCACCACTAGGTGCTGGGACGGGTTAGAGGTCGTGGGTGTCGTTGTGGCGCACCCCGTTAAAAGTGCGGCGCTTAGTACGAGTAGTCTCATTTTTTCTCTCCGAGTTAATTTGATACAGACAAGTTACTGCGATTAAAACAATCATGGCCAAGAGGAACGCCCAGACGTCACCGGCGGCTAGGTGGGGGACATATTTCATAGGACTTCTTTTACCGTGATAGTCACCGCGATGGGGGTAGCTTTCTGGCGCCAGTAGTGGCTCGCCATGACCCATTCGGTAGCTTCCCTGCGGGTTCTAAAGACGTAAGTCCTAAACGGGTGTCGGGGATCATCGTGGGTCTGCACGAATCGCCCGTACTTATCCCGTAGCGCCCAAGCTCTAGTCTTTGACATCTTTGCCAATCGCAGTTAGGGCGCGAGCTAACTGCCAACGCATATCTAGGATGATGTTTGTGATCCGATCCTTATCCGCATCCATCATGGATCGGGTCGCACGTTTGAGTTCTAGCATCAGGCTATCGACCTTAACGATGATGGTAGAAATATCGTCTTTTTCCATGTTGTCCTCCATTAAAAGGGGATGTCATCCTCTAGATCATCAAAGGTGACGTCTTTGGGTTTGGGCTGGTTGTTTTGCGCGGCTCCAGCAAATTCCAGCTCATTAAGACGGGCTCGCAACGATGTCCCCTTGGTTCCGTCCTTGCGGTCGTAGTCCTCGATATGAGGCTCCCCAAGGGTTACAAAGAGCTGCTGGCCCTTAATCAGGTGCTGACTTAACTTCTCTACCCGATCCCCCCACATGGTCGCAGAGACCCATTGTGTCGGTCTCTTACCGTCCGGGCCTTTCTTCCCGTAAGAGAAGGCTAGAGATAGATCCATGACGGGTTTGTTGTCCGGGGTGTATCGGACTACTGGGTCGTTACCCAGACGGGCTAAACCTACTAATAACATCGTTACTCTCCTTTATCGAAATAGACTGCTTTGGTGTTGTAGAAATCAAAGAGCTGGTCGCATTCATCTAAGAATGTTTCCGCAGCGCTCTCAATAGCTTTGACTTCCTCTGGCGTGGGTTTGAACTTTCTGATGAATAGGCGCTTGCCCTCTTCCATGCGCGGGTCATAGGACACAAACCATACGTCCCTGCCGGTGCAAGCTGCCTGCAAAATCATCTGTGGTTTGTAGTCATCAGGAACGACCTGATTCCGTATGTACTCCATGTGTGTCCGGGTCTTTGGGCATTTGATCTCGATCAGGCATCCGTCAGACGTAAACCCGTCCGGTGAACAACCTAGAAAACCAATGGTCGGGTGATCAATAAAACCTACGTCCTCGACCTTAATCCCGGTCATAGCCTCAAAAGCCTCTTTAGCCGATGCCTCTTGCTCAACACCCCATGCCATTTCTGTGGTGACGTATTTATCAGCAAAGGTCTGGTTAACCCGTTCGGCCACAATCTCATAGCGCAGGTTTTTGCGCTCGGTGGATTCTTTACCAGACTTCAGGAAGTTCATGGCCGCGCTCATACGCGAGCCGGTGAGCTTACCGAGTCTGTCGTTCCACCAGTTACCGTCCTGTTGGAAGGGATTGGGTTCACGCATTTTGGGTCTCCTTTAGCTTTTTGCCGTAGGTCGCTACTTCGTCACGCACCATTTCGCGCTCATCTTCTTTTAGTGCGCCCCAGAAGATAGCCAGCATCTGCGGGGTTGACGCATCGTTCATAGCTTTGAGCAGCTCTTCTTTTGACCGGCTCTTTCTTTCCTCAGCTTTAGCCTTGGGTTTGGCCTGCTGGTGGATGGCGTTCTGAACTTCGTTGGCCGAGGCAAACTCAGTACCGCCCCAGCCTGCCGCAGCTAACGCACGACCGATAGCAGAGGTCTCAGCGTTCTCTAGGGCAGAGGTGGAGTTAATTTGGCCGTTGGCGCGGAACTCTTCGGCGTGGCCGGTAGAGATACATTTGCCATCTTCTTTATAGATCCGAGCCTGCATGATCACCACTACGTCATCGGCCTTGATGATTTCTGTGGACAGTTCCCAATCAGGGTGAGCCTCACGGAACTTCTGAACCCGTAGGGCTACGGTCTGATACTCCTTGCCACGGATATTTACGACACCTGTATTCGACATGACTATTCTCCAGTTAGAAAGATACAAACAACACAACGACATACAACATTACAAGGGTAGCAGTAAAGACTGCGTATTCTAGATACTCGATCAATTTATTTTTATCCATTCTTAGGCTCCCGCAGTAATACATAACGTGCGTAGCGGACACCGTCTTTACCGTCCATCATATGAGTGCTGATCAACCAGCCGCGACCCTTGAGTTTGAAGATAACGTCAGCAAGTCGAGTGGCGCGATACTTAGTAATCGCCTCCCAGCTAGTGATGTGTTTGTGTTTGCGTAGGTGTGCTGCCACATTAGCAATCTTAGTCATTTCTAGTCTCCTTATCGTGAATGATCAAATAAATCTTTAGCAATCTGACGGGCTGCTTCTTT